TCATCAAAAAGAGAAGCGTCTATATCTCTTCGCGCTAATCTTGATTCTTTTTTAAGTGGCTTATACTCTTTAAATGCAAACGTAACTGATTTTTCTTGAAACGTCTCATCATTATAAGATAAAGTATACCCTTCTACATTAGTAGGAAAAACTTCTATAAATCTATAACCCTTTCTTATCTGCATCTTATTATTATACTGTCTTAAAGTTACATTACACAATAACCTTCTATTAATTAGTCCGTCTATACCTACAGCTATCATCCAAGGTCTAAAGAAATTATGTTCAATATCATCTTGTGTGTCCAAAAAGTTAATTGCTAAGTTTTTAGATAAAAAATCAGTTCTTTTATTAAGAGCATAACCAGGAAGAAAGCCACCTAAATTTTGAGAACCAGCAATATCGAATTGTGAATTTTCTGCTGGTACAGTAACACTTCTCGCAACTAATACATTACCATGTCTTGTAAACCTATCAGGCTCGGTAATAGCGCGCCAGTCATCTGTATTACTATATGCTTTACCTATAGCATCATTAACGTTGGATAATAAAGATGCATCATATTCAAACGTTACTTTCCATAGAAATGGATGTGCAAGAAAGAATTCTTCACTATTGCTATATCCATCTAGGAATTCCAGTGTTTCACTCGCCATTAATAATATTTAATCGCGAAAGTAATTTATGATGTAGCAAAGTCTCTATAGAAGTGATATGCAAATGTTACGTCAAAGCTTAGAACATCGCCAGTACCATCGGCAATAGAATATTCAACATCACTAATGTTTCTAATAGAAGCTCCAACAAGCTCTATAGTTCTAACATCGTTAAGTTGTTTATCTACCTGTACTAGATTAATAACAGAGTCGTTACCAGGCATTCCATATTCACCAACAGAAGTTTCGTTATTAAATACAAGTCTCGAAGCAGCTTCAAATTTAGTTCTTAAAGTACAATCTTCATCATGATAAAAACTAATAGTATAGCCTCCAGCTGTAGGGTAAGTAGATCTACCTGGTACTTGAAACTCTTGTCCAAAATAGTTTACCGTTTTACTGTCGATGTTTCGTCCTGGTAGAGTTGCAGTCTTAGCATAAACTAAGTCCTCATTACCAACGAATTCTATTCCACCAGTTAATGATATGTTTCTAACTCGAAATAGAAAATCTCTTGAAAATTGATTTTCAGCTGCTCTAGTAAAGAAGTTTTGAATTGTAGTTGCCATAATATTATTTAATTGTTCTTATTGTTTAACCGCTAATTAACTCTTGGAAATTAGCATCTGTTCTAGTAGCGTAGAAGTTAACTAAGATAAACTCTGCTGTTCTCGTTGGCTTAAGGTAAATATCTACCACAAGCTCATTAGCATCGATAACTGCTGGAGTATTGTTTCTTTCGTCGCATACAATCAAGTAATCAAATAATCCTTCATTGTTCTTCGCTCTTTCAAACAGAGGTGTTAAAGCATTTACTAATCTAGTTCTAGTAAACTCTGAGTTTTGCTCAAATACAAACTGACGAGCTAACTGCTTAGTAGGTCTCTCTAATGATAAGAATAACCTTCTAACGTTAATTCTATCGAATGCACTTGGCCTCTTCTGTAAAGTCTTCTGACCGAATATTACGATTCCCGATCCTGGGAATTGAGCTATTGGGTTAATATTAGCTTTGTAAAGTTCATCACGCTGCTTTTGATTAGGATTAACTGCAATATCATTAGCAAATGAAACTAACCCTCTAGTAAAGCCTGCTGGTGCGAACCATGGGAATGCAATTGCATCTGTTCTAGCCATTGCAGCTGCAGCAAATCCAGATGATGGAACCCAGCATTGCTTACCAGCATAACTGTCATTAACTGCCATCCAGTTGCCATAAACTGTAGCATAAGAAGTATTCTCATTCTCAAACTGATGTCTGATCGGCCAGTAAATTTCAGTTTGGAAGTTTTTAGTCTTATCAGATAACGGCTTAGTGTTAGCACCCTTAATAACAATTTGTCTAATTGGATCTGCTACAAAGATACAATCACCTCTATCACCACCTTCATATGGAGGCTTAACAAACTTCTCAAACTTATTAAAGACTGCAGAGTAATTACTTCTTAAAGTAAGAGCTGTTCCGGATATATCAGTTCCTTTTCTTAATCCTTCTACTGCGGTTTTAATATTACCACTATAAGCTTCATCATCATAATAATAAGGATTAGCTGTATCAGCGCTCATTATTGCATTAATAGTACCTAAACCAGCTTCTGCTACTATATCTATATTATAAACTTCGTCGTTCTTAATATTATCGAGCGATCTTTCAAGCTTAGATGGAATATCACCGAGAATTTTAGTAGTTACTGTCTGATTAGTAAATTGACCTAACGGGAATAAATCAGCTGTATTAGGAATATTAGCTAATCCAGCAAGCGCTCCTGCACTTCCAGATGCAGCAGTCGGTGGGTATGCCGCAAAACCAGTATTGGCAGCTGTTGCATTTCTTAGACCTCCTTTTGTTTTAAGCTTCTGAATAGGACGTCCTAAAGAGTCTAAGCCATTATTACCTAATAATCTATTAGATATATTATCATTAACTAAGACTTTAATATTTTGTGAGTCCTGATTACCTACGAATGCGGTAACATCAGCTCCTCCGGCTGGATTAAGCTGCGTTCTATTAGCATTTATAGAACCTGTTACAATATCAGTTAATACATAATCGAGCTTAGTTGCTTCATTAGCGTAAATTGACTTACGAAGTTTAAATACACCAAATTGAATGAAATCATCATACGTTCTACCATCTAAATCATAGTCAGTTAAGTTTTCCATTACACGTGAAATACTTTGTCCTGATCCATCTGTTTGTGAGGAAGTTAAATCAAATGTTATTGTACTTGTTGGTAGACTTGTATAACTACCAGGAGCGACATTATCTGCTGCTGCAGTTAAAACATTTACACCTGAAATAGCATTAAACGGAGTAGCTGGGTTTTGGGTATTATCTAATACACCAACATATGTACCTTCAAATCCATCGTTATTAGCTAATTGAGTTTTGTTTAAAACAATAAACCCAGCATTACCAATATCTGAAAAGCTTGTAGGAGCAACGCTAGCTGCTCTCGAATCGTTATTCCAAGTTAACCCAGAACCATCTAGTAATTGTAAGTATTGACTTTCAGTTAATTCAAAGTGAGAAGGTGCACCAACGACATATAGACCTGAACCTGTGTTTGAAAGAGTTGTAGTTGATTCTAACTTACCAGTAGCGTCTGCTTTTACTGATGAAACAGAATAAGCTAAAGCAGAATACTTAGATCCAAATCCATCACCAGTACTTGGACCGTATGGCAGTCTACCAGCGTAAACAGTAGCAGGTGAATTTAACAGTTCAGCTAAAGTGTAATGAAAGTATTTTTCTGCTGCATTAGTGGGGGGACCATATATTTGAACCAATTCTTGCTTAGTGGTTATCAGTAGAACTTCATCAATAGGACCTTGCTGAGCGAAACCAGTAACGTAAACGTTAGTTCCAGCAGCTGTAGGTGTTGTAAAGGAAAGATCAGATTCTCTTATTTCTACTCCAGGTGAGTTAATAGTACGCTGTGCCATAAAATTATTTATCCTATTTCAGTTTAATTATTTCAAAAATCGATAACTTCTGTATGTAATTGTGAATAAACGAATGTAAACCCTGAAGTTATCTCATCTGCATCAGTATAACTGTAATTTATAGCGTCTACAGATGTAGGAAACGCTTTAGTATAAGTAAATTTTATACGGTTATTATTAAATTCATCCTTACCGAATATTGTTAAATCAGTTTGGTAATCTTGAAAATCGGGATTATTTTGATTTATCTCACGAGCATTATACCTTCCGTCATATTGATCATGTAGTAAATTAAGCCATGAATAAATTGCATAGTAATTTTTATACTCATTATCTATCTTAAATCCTATAGTCACGGGAGGATAAGGATTTTTAGAATGAGACGATACGTATAGAGTATTTCCTGCATATCTATTCTCTACTGCTGGTACGTTAACTTCAGGTACTGCTGCACCGAATATAGAAAATTGTACAGAGTCTGGAATAAGAGTAGTATTAGATTGCTTAAATTTTTTACTAAACTGTTTTAAGATCGGTGGGACATCAAAAACTAATAAAAACTTATCAGCTCTAGATTTGTTCAGCATTGACTGCTGCATAGTATTCCTTGCCATGTATATATTTATAGCTGCCTCGGCATACCCGCTTGCCAATTATCTTGAGGTTGCTCACCTAAGAACATAAATCCTGCAGATCTTAAATCATCCATATCATCTGTTACCTCTTCACCCATACCAAATACTACTGCTGATACATTATTAGACCCTATACCTGTAATCTCTTCATCTAGATATATAGAGGTAGGATCTTCAAAATATTGAATACCAAAGTCCATAGGCTCAATAACTGAAGGTTTGCCCATATCATCTACTTCTACAATATCAAAGAATCTTTCAGTAATCTCTTTCTCAAGAATAAACAAACCATATAACATAGCCATCACTCTATCGTCATGAAACCCAGCTCTAGCTTTCCAAGTACCATTAGGGTAACGAACAAAGTTTCTTAGTTCAGTTACCGTATCTTCTTCTCTTACAGTTACTACTCTTACTTCATTCATAAAGTATCTCATATTAAGAACGCCTTTATATTTTGAATTTGTATGAGCTATCATGCCTCTCATTACATTTCTTCTATGAGCATTTTTATTACCATAAGATACTATCTTATCGTAGCTTAAATCTTCTGCTAGTCTATCCACCACTTGTGCGCCACAATTGTTTCTCTCTATGAGAGCTAAGGGAGACCCCCAGTTACGTAAAATTTTGTATAATCTATTAGTAAACTCTAAAGGCGGGATCTTATTGTTTCTATAGACAGCTACTTGCTTTATATCTTTGATGTCAGTTATGTCTAAAATCTGGATAACAGATGAATCAATACCAACACCTTCTGATATATCTACCCCCGCTACATATACTTTACTCTCATCTGGCTCTTCCCATATTTTATAATGACCTTCGTCTAATATTATTTTAGGTTCAGTTACCTTTGACATCATTTCCTCAAATAGGTCATCATCAAGAGTAGATTCACCTGAATGTATAAACTCACATTCAAATTCTTGTAACCAAGCTTCAGAGGAACCAATAGCTGTTTTAGTTGCTTGGGCCCATTCCTGATCTCTTCCTGGTACTTCATCCCATTTTATCTTATCATGAGCCCATCCATTATCACCTTCTATAGCACCTGTATAGAGTTTATAGAATAAATTAGCTGTACCATTAGAAGTAGAACAAACAAATACTTTAGATTTTTTAGAAGAAGTAATAATAGGAAAGACTGACTTCCAAAACTCTTCTACTAAATGCGGTTCAATAAATGCCATCTCATCAATAACCAAACAGTTAACAGATTGACCACGAGCTGCTGTACCAGTTGTAGTTGTAATACCTATACGACTACCGTTTTCTAAAGTCATGGACGTCTTAGCATATTCCTTTACAGGAGGTTTTAACCAGTTAGGTAACTCCTCATAAGCCATTCTAACCCTCTGAAATATCTCAATGGCAGTAGCCTCTTTGTTTGCTACTAAAAGTATACGTTGATCATTATTAAAGCATGCTTGCCATAGAATATAGATTGTCATCATAGTAGACTTTCCTATCTGTCTTGAAGCTAATAAACAAAAGAAGCGATTATCTCTCATCTTCCTTAGAGCTCTCTTCTGCGCTTTATAAAGCTGAATCTTCTCTTTACCGCGATCCAAGTTAATAATATGAAAGAAGTTTTCAGCAAAGTATAGTATATTACTACTTGCTTTTTTAAGGTCTTTTACTTGTTCTTTAGTATATTCACCCTTCCAGTTAACGTTGGGTAAATTTTTATTACCCATATAGAACATATTATCTTGTCTAGCCACAGAAATATTTAGTAAGGAGCATAAATAATTACATGTCAAAAGGAAAAGACTTTATGTCATTAGGTGAAGCATATAACGATGTCTTCAATCAAGTAGTAGTTAACGAAGATGTTCCAGCAGGAACTGCAGGTGAAGCTCCTTTAACCAAAGGTGGACCTGAAGAAGAAGGAGGATTTCGAAAGCCTCTCGTTGATCTTGAAAATATGTCTGATAAAGATAAAAAAGATAACATCTATAATATAAAGGGATATTCATATGGAGACGGAAACGATCCAGTTGATTGTCAAGGGCCTAAGCCAACAGGTCCGACTTTTGGTCAAGTAGCTACAACTGGTATTGTAGGTCCAGAAGAGGATGAAGAGGATAGTGTAGAAAATAAGAAAAAGGCGGATCTTAATAAAGATGGTAAACTTTCAAAGTATGAGAAAAAGAGAGGAAAAGCTATTGAAGATGCAATAGACGGGGAAGATAAGGGAGAAAATGAAGAAGATGAAGAAATTTTAGGAGAACACGAGAAAATTGCACGCGATGGCCTAAATAATTTTATGAGCAAACCTTCCGTATTTGATAAACTTTATAATAAAGTAATGGTTAACGAAAACTTCGGTGAATTTGAAGATGCCGAGGATATGTCTGAAATTGAAGCCCTTGGAATCGACACTGATGACGATGGTGGAGATGGAGGAGATCTTACTGTTACCATTCCAAAAGATGTAGCTGAAAAGCTTCATGAAGTATTAATGGCAGCTATGGGAGGCGATGATGAGCCCGATGAGGACTTTGAAGCTCCAGTATCTTTTGAAGAAGACGAAGAAGCAATTGATCCTGGTTCTGAGCTTCATCACACAGTTGATCATGCCCTTAAGAATAATAAAGTAGGTAACTTAAAGACCAAAGGAGCTGCTAGCAGCAAAACTGCATCAGGAGCAGTTGATCCCGGTTCAGAGCTTCACCACACAGTAAACATGGGCCAGAATAATAAAGTCGGAAATCTTAAGACCGGCCAAGGTGCATTCGAATAAAAAAGCTCAATAATTAAATTAAAAGAGCCCGTAGAGTAGACCTCTTCGGGCTTTTTTAATAAATATAAATGTGAAGATCTACAACAAAACTCTAAATAAAAAGTTTTGGTCTGATGATAGCTTTGATCCTGAAATAAGGCAAAAATTATTAGCTATTACTTCAGATTTTATTAACGAGTTGGAATTAGATAATGTAAAGATTCATGATGTTACTTTGACTGGTAGCAATAGTAATTATAATTACAATGATTTTTCTGACTTAGATGTACATGTCCTTATAGATTATAAAGACATTAATGAAGATGAAGATTTAGTTAAAGATGCACTAGATGGTAAGAGATTTATATGGAATCAGAGGCATAATATTAACTTTAGAGGTCATGATGTAGAGATGTATGTACAGGATAAAGACGAGCCTCATACTGCATCTGGTTTATATTCTATTCAAGATGATAGCTGGTTAACTAAACCTTCATATGATCCTCCTTCTGTAGATCTAAAAGATGTTTATAAGAAAGCTAATACATTTGTAAAAGATACTCAGATACTAGAAGAGATGTTAAGCGAAGTTAAGGGTAAAGAGGCAAGAGAGCTCAATGATGTTGCTAAGAAGCTAAAGGGTAAGATCTCTAAGATGAGAAAGAGGGGTCTAGAAAGAGAAGGAGAGTTTAGTATCGAAAATTTAGCATTTAAAGTCTTACGTAATACTAAAGTAATTGAAAGTTTAATCGATCTTATAGCTAGATCTTATGATAAGATCTATATGGAAAACTTTAAAACATTTTTTGAGTATTATCAAGGCGAAGATCTTCTTAATCCTCATATGAGAACAGGTAAAAATATTAATAGAGTCGGGTTAGGTAAAAAGCATCTTAATACCCTACCTAAAAAATATAATCATAAATGCCCTCATGTTAATAATCTTCTAAATGGAGCTGCTAGTCAAATAAAACTTATGGGTGTACCTTTGTTTAATACTCTAAATACTTATGGTGTTCAATATTTACCAGGTCAAACTAAAGTATTAGGTAACTCTGGTGTAGAAGTAAAAATGTTTGAAGACGAAGAA